TGTACCACTTGTACCTGAAGTACCATCTGTTCCACTAGTACCATCTATTCCTGAAGTACCGCTAGTTCCTGTTGTACCTGAAGTACCATCTGTTCCACTAGTACCATCTATTCCTGAAGTACCGCTAGTTCCTGTTGTTCCACTAGTTCCATCTATTCCTGAAGTACCGCTAGTTCCTGTTGTACCTGATGTACCATCTGTTCCACTAGTTCCATCTATTCCTGAAGTTCCACTAGTTCCTGTTGTTCCTGATGTACCATCTGTTCCACTAGTTCCATCTATTCCTGAAGTTCCACTAGTTCCTGTTGTTCCTGATGTACCATCTGTTCCACTTGTTCCGTCAGTACCTGAAGTACCATCTGTTCCACTAGTTCCATCTATTCCTGAAGTTCCACTAGTTCCTGTTGTTCCTGATGTACCATCTGTTCCACTTGTTCCGTCAGTACCTGATGTACCATCTGTTCCACTAGTACCATCTATTCCTGAAGTTCCACTAGTTCCTGTTGTTCCTGATGAACCTGAAGTTCCTGAGGTACCATCTGTTCCACTAGTTCCGTCTATTCCTGAAGTACCTGATGTACCACTTGTACCTGAGGTTCCTCCTGTTATTGTTACGGTAATATTTCCACCACCATCGTTTGTTACTGTTGCACCATTAAATGTTATTCCTGATACAGGGTCAACTGTCGTAATTCCGTCACCAACCGATAAGGCTGAACCAGAACCTGAAGTAATTCCTGTTATAACAACACTACCTCCACCACTATTATTAAGAGTTAAACTTGAAGTTCCACTATCATAAGTTCCACCAGTAACACTACTGTTGAACCCTGAAATTGATACTGTACCTCCTGTACTATTATATAAATCTAAAGTTGAAGTTGCTGAGTAATAAGTACCACCTGTGATGGCCTCATTATCTCCATGGAATATTCTCCATCTTGCATCTAAGTAAGTCGCTCCATCAATACCTTCAATTGTAGAACCTGTCCATGCATTCATAAGAGCAGTACCACCTGCTCCGACATTAACAACTTGATAACCGTATTCTAATTCGGTAACGTCATTATCAGCAACCGCAATGTTCCAAAGTGACGAATAATTAGGTATTTGAAATTGATATGTTTCCTGAGTTTCTTGGACAAATACCAACATACCCAATCTTCTTCTACCCGAAGAAATACCATCATTATACAAGTTTAATTGGTTAATTACTGGCGGATTAAATGGAACGTAACCCCCACATATGAAACTGATTGGAATGGTATTACCTGTAAAGACTACCTCCCCACCTCCATCATATATATCGGTAGGAATAGTCCAATTTAAGTCAGATAGGTTCCATACTTCCATGTACCCACCTACCATGTCGACACTAAATGATACTCCCGTATTACTTATTCTATCAACGGAAAAAGGTCCATTAACAAAAGTATCTGAGGTTGGATTTTTATAATTGAAACTCATTTTATATTATCTTTTTTTTTATTTATATAATTTATCTTAATAATTTTATTTTTATACTAACGTTCCTCCTTGTAAGAAGTTTGGTAGTGAACTTATAGGTAATTGGAACGACGTACCATTGTACGTTGAATACATTCTATATGTTCCAGCTGGCATGTTAGTGCTTCCTGAATAGTTAACTATTAAACTATTATAAGTTGTATTCATATTTCTTGAAATCATCGAACCTGATGATGTTCCGTTTTTAACTTGTGAATATTTCAATCCATTAGTTGCTCCAGTTGAAGCGAAAATTATAACCCAACTTGTTGCTGAGAATGCTCCTGTTGGGATTCTAGTTGTTTGGAATTTGTAAGCTTCAATTGGATTACCAAATGCGTCATTACCTCCTGATACTGTTGAAATTGGTGCCGTAATAATTGCTGGTTCATAAACTCCCCATCCTGAGTAACTAATAAATGCATTCATTTGAGTATCAAATGATGCCTGTGTTGTTGACGGTACTGAGAATCCAGCAACGTTAAATCCTCTAAATTGAGGTGTTATCGCTCCTTGATTACCTTGCATCCAAGTACTTAAATTGTTTCTAGAAGCAACATCACCTTGGTCCATAAAGATGTAAGCGAATAACGGAGCATTTGTTGGTGTAGGTGTTGGTGTACTTGTTGAAGTTGTTGTTACCGTTGGTGTATTTGTTTGTGTTACCGTTGGTGTATTTGTTGGTGTTTCAGTTGGTGTTGAAGTTACAGTTGCAGTGTTAGTCGGAGTAGGTGTCATAGTAGCTGTTGCAGTTGCCGTTGCGGTAACTGTCGCAGTGTTAGTTGGTGTAGGTGTAGCCGTTGCCGTCTCAGTTGGAGTCGGTGTTAACGTCGCAGTTGCGGTTGGTGTTGATGTTAAAGTTGTTGTTGGTGTACTTGTAACTGTTGGAGTTTGAGTTGGTGTTTCAGTAGGAGTACTTGTTGGTGTTTCACTTGGAGTTTGAGTCGGAGTTTCTGTGTTAGTTGGTGTTACTGTAGGTGTTGAAGTCTCAGTATTTGTAGGCGTATTTGTAGGAGTCTCTGTTGGAGTTGATGTCGGAGTTTCTGTATTAGTTGGTGTTACACTTGCAGTATTAGTTGGTGTATTAGTTGGTGTTTCACTCGGAGTATTAGTTGGTGTATTAGTTGGAGTTGAAGTTACTGTTTGTGTATTAGTTGGTGTTACCGTTGAAGTGTTAGTTGTAGTTACAGTTGGAGTATTTGTTGGTGTTTCACTTGGTGTGTTTGTTGGAGTTTCTGTTGGCGTAGGACTAGCTCCTATTGTAGGAGTTGGACTTGGCGTATTTGTTGGTGTTGGAGTATTAGTTGCAGTCTCTGTCGGAGTCGGCGTATTGGTCGCAGTCTGTGACGGAGTTGGCGTTAATGTTGCCCCTGGAGTTATTGATGGAGTAGGTGTTGGTGTAGGTGTAGTACAATCTAAGGTTATTACTACCCCGTTGAACATATCTGTTCTTGTATAACCTGAACCAATTAAAGATGTGTTGACGTAAATACTAAATGGACCTAACGCATTTGAGTTAGAAGCTAGTCTTACTATGTAAGTTGTACATGCGCTTACACTAAGTTGTTCTGTTACTGTAGTATCATTACAACCAGGTGCATTATTTACGACTAAAATATTATAAAGTGCCATCCGCGGATTTTATTTAATAAATACCGCAAGTATTCTATTTCCCTACTATTAATCTTAAAAATAATAAAATGATTCTTTTTTTTTTAATTATGGATTAGCAGCTTGGGTCTGATAAACTTAAATCATTAATAAAACAACTCGGGTCGGCTAAACTAACTCCAAAAACACAAGAAGAATTTTGAATGTCTATGTTAACAACACAGCTTTCCATCTGAATTGTAATTTGGAATGTACATCCAAAAGTACATTGAAGTATTTTAAAAACTTGACATCCATTCGCATCGACCAACAAAAGCATTATTTCAGGTGCAGTTTCAAAAATTGAAGGAATTACCGTGTTATAATAGACTGTTGGTGGAACTGTTGTTCCTGTTGCAATCGTACCTAATAACGATTGATTATTTCCATAAACATCCGCTATATAAACATTAATTGGATTCGTTCCTCCTGATATGTCCGTTATTCTTACTTGTGTCATGATAAGCACATTATGTCATAAACTATAACTAAGTCGATTATAATTTCTTGTCCTTGTAGAGAAGTATTATTTCTGCTTGTTTCAATAGTTATTTGGTTATTTAATTGGTCGATAGTTACATTACCAATGCCAGGAATACTCAACAATAAAGATTTAATAGTATTATACCATAAATTATCACTTGGCGCTTGAACTAACGATGTTGAAGTAAAGAATGGTTGACTTACAACTGTTCCTGCAGGATTTACAGATACTTTAGCGGTATAGACCGCATTAACTAACGCGCATTCTGTGTTACCTGTCGTTAAATCATAGAATCCTTCATTTAACATTTGCAACATACCAAATTTAGTTGGAGATGATATGTTGAAGACTTCGGCTCCCATTACATATGATTGATATGACGCGTAATTTTTGTAACAATTAATATTTGTTGACCTTGTTAATGAACATCCATTACTATCTACGACAGTTAAACTATATGTTCCCGCAGTTAATCCTGTTACTTGAATTTGTTGTGGTTCATTGGCAATATTGTCCGACCAATTAAAATTAAATGGTGGTTCTCCTGATGAAATAAATGCAGTTATTTGTCCGTTACTTCCACTACCACAAGAAGTACTATATAATGAGAAGTCTAAACGTTGGCTAAATGGAATAGATACTGTTTGAGTTTGAACACAACCGTCAGAATCTGTTACTGTAACCGTATGAGGCCCTGCAGATAAATTATTAAATGTTACCGCACTTAAATTTGTATCAAGAACATTATATAACCCATCAACAGAATAGTCTAATGGCATAGTTCCTCCAGTTGTTGAATATATTGTGATTAGTCCATTATTTTGATTACAACTTGTTGAAGTTACATCTGTTGAAATTGTAAATTTGTTTTCAGTAATAATTGTTACTTCTTGCATATATGAGCAACCCGTTGAATCTGAAACCGCAACAGTATATGTACCAGTTGATAATCCATTAAAAACATAAGTTGTTTGTGAGGTATTAATATTTGTTTGAGCTCCGTTTGGAGATATTAATGTGTAAGTATATGGTGTTGACCCTCCAACCACTGATATTTGAATCAATCCGTTTGTGCTTGAACATGTTGAATTTTGGTTACTTACTAATACAGATGTTATACCACCTGGAGTTTGTAATGTTGTCCCCGCAAATAATTGACAAAACGCGGCGTCAGTAACTTGGAAATTGTAATCTCCAGCGGTTAACCCTGATAAACTATACGTTCTTGAATAAGATACTAAAACATTACCTGTTGACGCAGAATAATAAAATGGCGCGGTTCCTCCTGTAATCGTCAAATTAATTACCCCATTATTTTGAAAACAACCTGGTGATGTCGATGTAATAATACCTAAACCTATTTGATTAACATTTGTAACGGAACCTTCAGCAGATTTTGTACATCCATATGCATCGGTTACAGCAACTGAATAACTACCCGAAGTTAAACCTGTAATTGTACTACCTGTTTGTCCATTACTCCATAGGTATGAAAAAGGAGCTTGTCCTGTTTGACCTGTTACTGTAATTTTACCTATTGGAGTTCCACCGCAACTTGAATTTGGCACAACATACAATCCAAAATCAAATGCTGTTGATGTATCAATAATAAAACTTTGAGTTTCACCTGAACATCCACCCAAATCTTCTGCAACCATATAATAGGAACCATAGTCTATATTACCAAAAATAATTTCTGAAGTATTAGTTATCGCAGATTGAATTAAAGTATTACTCATGTCATACAAATAAAAATTTGTTGACGAATATAATGATGTTGATGTTCCTGTTACAGAGCCGTTCGCAAAATCACATGTAGTATCTTGTACACCTAAAATTGACGCACAAACACCACTTGAGACTGGTATGTTTATGTAAAATTCTTGGTTTGTTGGTAATGTAGAATCATTAACTCTTACAACATATGTGTCAGCAGATAAATTGTATCTAGACGAATATAAGACTGCGGTATCTTGACCTAAGTTAGGGCTTGTCCATTGGACAGTATATGGCTCGGTTCCTCCTGTTGGTACTATGGTGATAGCACCAGTGTTTTGGGATTGACAATCCCCCGTAATCTGTAATATATAATTAAATGCTGCCATTAAATGGTACTACAATTTATACTAATGTTTATTCCTGAATTTAAAGACAATGTTTCTTTAATATTTCTTTCAGTACAAGTTAGACTTGTTATTGTTAACATATTACCATTTAGGTAATAAGTGTACCCATATTTGTACAATTCAGGTAGATATTGGATAAGGGCATTTCTCCAAGCTCTATTTGTCGGTACGTCAGTTAATCCATATCCAGTATAAAATGGTTCTTGTATAATAACATCCCCACCAATTGTTAAATTAACATACCAATTAGACTGTACTGAATTTTGAACACATTGATTTAATGTTAACCCACTTGATGCCAACATACTATTCAATCTATTAGATAAAATACTACTAAAATTACTTACCGCAACATCACCGTTTAACCACGGATAAATGTTAAAGTCTGTATATTCTGTTGCACAGGTATAATCAAAAATATTTGAGATTATATAACATGGGTCAACAGGTACAGGTATGAATTGACATCCTCTTTGTCTTCTATAAACAAATTTTTGTTTATGTAAAACTGAATTCTCCATCTTAACACCCGTATTCCAAATTGTTGTTGCAGGAATCATTTGTTCCGCCAACTTCATCCAATAAGGACCTATACCATTTACATAATCAATTAGTTTTTGATAAGTGTATTTGTTATTTGGTATCCCCATTTTTTCTTCAGACTCAATATATTTCCACCAAATAGATTGTAATGTCGGATATCCTCCTGTTTTACCATCTGTGATGTATTGTCTGTTTCTAACATTAATCATATTCTGCCAAAATGTTTGGGAGAATTCAAAAAATGTTTTTTTCTTTGGCTCGGGATTAACGTATGTCCAATCCACTCCACCAGGTACAGGATATCCCACAGTTAAACCTGACTCAGGAAACGGATAATCATATCTTCTTGATTCATCCCAAACGTCATATACAAGACCTTGTGCAGGATTCAAGAATAAATCAACGTTCTTAACGTTTAGAACTAACTTTTCATTATCAACATAATAGTAAGCGTTGTAATCAGCGTTTATTGAAACTCTGATTCTATTATCACTAGCTAACCATGATTTGTTATTATCAACAACTTGAGTTAATTTAAATCCTTCAGTCATGTATGGAAAGTCTCTAAATCTATTTAAATATGGCTGTCCGTATGAGAATGGTGTAAGTTGGGTTTGAATATTATAGTTTTGACCTGTGTATACATTTCCTGTAATTTGTACTTGGTCAGGGCTTCTATGTTGTGGCGTAACCTCATACCATCCCGCACCTAATTGGAAGAAATAATCTTCAGTATTAAGAGGAGCTTTGGGAAATCCTAAATCATCAATTGGGTAATCGACTAACTTAATGTTAACATCGGTATATGTCGCAACAGAGGTAAATGCACTATAAAAATAACCTTTAATTTTATATGTTTGTCCTGGCAAATATGCTGGCGTATCTTGAACATAAGTACCTCCCGAAATAGATGCCCATTGTACATAAAATTGGTCTAAATTAATTTTTTGGTCAGCAAGATAAATGTGTTCATTAAATTCGACTAATGATTCTGGCGCCCCAATCAATCTCATCATAAATTCAACAGACCTTCTTGTTCCTTTAGATTTGAATAGGTATGCCGCATTTAAAATCAAATTTCTATAAAACGCGTAATTTAATTCTGTTGGTGTTAAAGCTCTCGCATAACCAGGATAAGTTGGTGTATTTGTATTTCCAAAAACAGAACTTAAAAAGTCTTCATTTGTTATTGGTGAAAAATTTGAAGAATACCCTAACGTTCTTGCAAGGTTAACTAACAATTCAGATGGAATATCATTTTCAGGATTATAATTAACTGAATTCATGTAAGCTAACGCATCGATGAATTGTTTTACTTGGTCAAAACTTCTACCATATATTTGAAATATTTTTTCAACCTTTTGTCCTCTTGTGTCAAATTCTTTTAATGAATCAGAAGTTAAAAATCTTGATATTAGATTTGTTTTAAATGAATCTAAATTCTTACCTATCTCCTCTAATTTACTTAAATAATCATCAAACAAAAAAGACCTAATATCTAAATTCCAATTACCGTCTAACGGCCAAGTAACTTGTTGATAGTCGGTATAAAATTGTCCGTCCTCATTTTGTTGAGGTACTTGGAATATGGCAGTGTAAGGAGGTCTTATTAAACGATTTAATAAGAATTTTTCAACCTCGTCAAAGTTTTCCGCAAATATCTTATCTGTAATAAAATCGTTTGGTCTTATTTGGTATTGTTGGTTAATTGTAGACGCTGTAGTTCCAAATGGTGCTCCTGATACATAGAATTGAATATAACCCGATGTTAGGGTGTCTGATGGGCTAAATGACACTACATTGTATATGTTGTCATTAATACTAACGCAATAGTCTAAATAAGTGTTGTATAAATTTCTATATGGTGATTGTAATATTTCACTTGCCGATAAGTTTGTTGACGCACTTATAGAGTAATCAATTCCAAACGGGTTGTTAATTCTATCAACATAAACTTTAAAATATGTTTCATCTGTTGTTGAGTCGTATTGAATATCAACCGCAGTTGGACCTGTTGTAAAATCTAAGTTGGTGTACATTATATCCAAAGACGCAGGAAATTGATGAATAATATGTGTTACAGATACTTGAAATCTTTTACTTAATGACCCATACATTGAGAAATTAAGAACTTGAGAAACATCGTAGTTTGGATACACTCTAAACTGAGTTGCCATGATTCTACGGCTTTCAGTTAAGTCTTCAATGTTCAACGAATCTAAACTAATAGGTTCTGAAAACGCCCCAACATTAAAAGTTCTATTAACCTTCTCAACAACTGATGTTGTAAACTCAAAGTTACCTTGCGTAAGTCCGCCACCCTCAACTGTTTGTAATCCTACAATGTTGTCAGAAAAGGTTGCTGCTCCACTACCAGGTCTTGGAGGGTAAAAGTATTTCGTAGTCTTTTGCGTTATCGCCATTAGCTAGTTATGTTTGTAAAGTTTTTACTGAAATCAATATTATCGTTTCTATTCTGTCTAACCTCATATAACAATGCGTTAAATTGGTCTCTAATCTCATACAAGTTGTATTGTCTGTAGATATTGTTTTGACTGTCATAGATTGTATAGATACCATCATCAATAGATTTAGTTTGATTACCGTAAAGGGCAATTGCAAGAGATGAAATATCGTATTCTACCATTTCGACTTCCAAACTAATTGGGTTGAAGAAAGTATTGGTAATAATAATATCTTGGTCAGGCTGTCCAATATATGGAGTAGCGTTTGGTTTGTTTGTTGGTGAAGATGACGGTGATAGTGTTAGGAAAATAAGGTTTGAGTCTCCATCAACGTATCTATATCTGATAGACTTTTGAGAAGTATTAACTTCGTTTGTAACAACTGGTTCACAATAAAAACTTGAAGTAACAACTCTAAAGAAGTTAGGTATTTTTGAACCATCGTTATTTAGATATTCAATTCTAAATCCAACAAGTCCTTGGGGAACAAATTTGTTTTGATATTGTGTTGGAACATTACTTATGTCAATCACAAGTCCTTTAACATTTGGTAATGCACTTAGAACACCGCAATCCGTAATAACTGTTCTTATTTGGGCTGGTCTTAAATAAAGAGTATAGATACCTAATGCGTTGAATTGGTTTGCAGGTAATGTTAAGTTATATAATCCACCTAAAACCTCAACCCCCGCGTTTCCACCTGTTTCAGTATTAGCAAAGTAAGGTTTAAGTATAGTAGGTGCATCCAACTTCGTTAGCACGAATTGGTCTGTCACATCCCTTGTTGGAGTGTAGTTCATGATTATCTCAACATCTTGTGGTGAAACATCACTGGGTCTTATTGTACCGTATGAGCCTATTGCCATGTTCTCTTATTTAATTTATAAATAGTTTAGTTCTTTTTTTCAATTAAGTTCTTTTCTTATTCTCGACATTAAAAAATCCGTAACCGTAATTAATCATGTCTCCTAAGTTATCAACCTCACCTAATCTTAGTACTCTTTCATAAGCACTGTTCTTTCCTCTTTCAACAAATACATCCGTTTGTACTTGAGCTTGGTCCACAACTTTCAATAAAACCTCATCTTTTGTTATTGGACTTGCTTGTAAATTATTCTCAGTTAATCCTGATGATTGTTGAAAAAATATTGTAGTTCCGTCACTGTAGTCATAATAGTTGACTTCTGTAATAGTGTAAGCAGTATACACCGAATTGATATCAGAAATTGCTCCCCATATTTGCCCGTTCGCAATTACAGGAACTCCGACTTGGAATTTTGGTGAACCGTATTGTGCTAATTCATTTATTCTCGACTTAGTTAATCCCGATACTGTAAATGGTATTGTAACATAATTGTTAGAGGTTTGTGCCGAAACAACGTTAACCGCATCCCCTGAAAATATGTAATCATAAGACACTGGTGTTCCAATCCAATTTCCTGAAGAAGGAGTGAAGTAAGCAGTTCCTTTAGGATTATAAATTGTTGGGTTAGTGAATGGTGTTTTAATTGTTTTTGACACTCTTGTTACTCCCCATGGATTAGTTTGTTCCATAGTGATAGTATACTCATTGCTAGCGGAAGCGTATGTGTGTCTTATTGAAGTGGGTGTATATCCTGTAATAATTTCTTTTGGTGTACCATCACCCCAATCTATTCTATATGCCGATAAATCCAAAAACTTTTGAAATTGGTTTGAGGTGTTATATACGTTATAAACATAAGGGTTAGTAGTAGTTGAAGAAAATATGAAATTCACAACCACGTCTTTTTGTAATACTGCGCCATCAAATGGGCTATAGTAACCAGCATCTACTGCTGTTTGTCTCAATAGAATTGGTACCGTTAAGTTAGTTAATAATGAAGTACCATAAGGACCTGAGCTAACAACCGCAGTCATTGCCGAATAAACGCCCACAGGTGTCCCATTGTAATTAACAATAGATAAATCTCTTTTTACGTTTTCTGGTGATACCGTTATTTTATATAAATCTTGCGCCATTATTGTGGTGGATTAACATATTCGTACCATTTTATGGGTATATTTGTTCCCATCCTTTGACCATAAGTATTAAACACTTGATAGGTTTGTGTTGGGTAATCCAACTTAACCGTGTAGTAGAAATACTGAGTACTATCAAAAGCATATTTGTTATCGGGTAAATAAACTTGAGGTCCGTTTGTTTGGTCTGAAGGATTGGTTCCTCTACCCGTCATCATTTTAGTAAACTTACCTGTCTTGGCGTTATAGAATTTAGCGCTCATATAAAAAGTACTAACATCTAAAAAAGTTCTTTTCTTCAACCAATAAATGAAAAACCCTTCTTTATCTCCAACATAGTCTAACACAAACTTTGGTTTCTTAATATTAACCAATGTTCTTTGCATTTGAGTTTCCATTGTTAACCCTTGTTGGGTTGGTAAAATTATTGTCAAATAATTTGTTTGAGCTTTCTCATCAGGTGTGTCATAAAAATCCAATTTAAAAAATGAATTACTAAAATTGTTTTCGTAGTAATACACTTCTTGTGGTGTAAATCCTTCTCCTAAATAATTAATTCTCCAATTATTAATATCGTTTAATGAACCTCCAGAATAAAAATAAAACTCATAATTAATCTCCGTATTATTGGTTGTACCAGTTGCAGGTAAATGGTCAAATCTTGAAACTTCAAAATCTCTACCCACACCAATTACCTCAGTAATGATGTCTTGCTCATATTCCTCAATAGCCATGTCCAAACCTAAATAATCCCATTGAAGTTCAACAGGTATATTGATTTGTTTGTTGGTTAGCTCGTCTTGTCTTATTACTACTTTATTCACAATTATCAATTAATGGTTTGAATGAAAAATCAAATCCTGTTAGATTATCATTATAGTTTATACCTTCAGGTATCAGTCTAAAGTTAATATCTGCGTAAGGATAATGTGCCGTGTTTATATACGGATAATCTACACCTCTACCAAAATTATCTTTAAACCCATAAGTATATAGGTCTCTCCATCTAAATTGTTGGTCTGTCATTGAGTAGAACGACCACTCAGGCACTTGGTCTATAAAAGCAACTCCTCCAGTTTCAACATAATCTGAGAATACTTTGATAGTCATTTTATTATGTGGTTTGTAATAATATCCTGGCGCGTTAGTTGTGGCAACGGTTGTTGTTTGAAACACCGTTTGATTGAACTTTAGCTTGTGGTAGTATGGTGATACAACTCTCTCAACTTGCTCATAATCATTCCACTCACAAAAATCACCATCCATAATGTCTCCCTTCTGTAAGTCGAGATTATAATAGAATGTTTTAGTTTCTCCATTTGTTAAAGTGTAAGCCGAAACGGGTATGTTTGTGTTAGATTTCTGATTACTTAAATTCCACCATGGATTTGTTGTTTTTGATAAATTAAATTCCCATCCTTGTTTTAATCCAACACCGTTTTGTGGGCTATTGAAATATCCCGAGTAACCTTTATTTACTATTGTAAAATATATTTCACTAATAGGTCTTTTTTGATTGTCTTTTAATCCCGCAAAATCCAAATCATAATTTGATGTGGCGTTGTAAGTATTACTACTTGTCTTTTGAGAGATTCTTGTAAGATTGTTTGGTGTAATTGAACTATACTCTAACTTTCTTTCTTCGTTAAATACATTTTTTTCAAATCCTGCTTTAACCATGTCGATATCAGTCAAGTTTGTTAAAACTTTATTCTGTTTTACATAATATTTTGACGTAGTCTCAGTTAAATTATCAGGGTTAATTACTCGTCTGAATGTACCAATCGTATTATTACTAAATGTTGTACCTGTGTATCCTATATTCAAGACGTTAAACACGTATTCGTCACTACCAAATAATCCATTACCAATAGAATAAACTTGGAATATATTTGAATTTCTATACGTCAGTGATAACTCAACATACTCACCTTCAGTTAATCCGTGTGGGGCAATACAGTTAAACGCAATTAAACCATTTCCATTATTTGTTGAATTTAAAATAGAAAATGGTATTCCTTGACTCGCTTTCCAATTAACCGCATTTGTACTTGTTGAATAATACGTTAATTCTTTATCGTAATTATTTTCGTAAGGATATGTTAAGTAATATGTCCAATTGTAAGTGTACGCACTTTTTGATTTGTAAACAAAGTGTTGGTCTGAAACATCTGGTCTAAAAAAATCAAACTCATAGTATTGTGGGAACCCAGGCCATTTACCTCCTCCACCATTTTGAGAACTTGATTTTGAATTCTCAGGACTTGTGTAGTAAAGATTGTATTGAAATGGTAAGTACCCTGTAGTACCTGTATAAGTGTTTGCATAAAGATACGTTACTTTAAACGTTGGTCTAAAGATTGTACACCTTTGTCTTTCATCATCATATACTTGAGCAAGACTAATTGTGGTACTCCTATCATACTCGGTTATTTGCTGACTTTGCTCTTCAAGAGTTATGTCTATTTCTTCATCAACCGATGGAGCTCCCTTATACCTTAAATTACTTGGAACTATTGTATACTTACTCATCTATTGAATATTTTGTTTTAAATCTATCTAACGCAGATTGTCCTTTAACCACACCAAAATAAAATTGGAATGGTGCTCCGACTAAAAATCTTGTTGATTTTTGTGGTGTTGAAATATATCGTCCTCCCACGGTTGGGTAATTTGTTACATCACCATCCACACTATATATGTATCCTCTTGCAGTTAAGTCATTTGCCGTTGAGGTTCCGTTTAAATAATATTTAGTATTAGTCGCAGCTCTATCTAAAGATTGATAGTTATTTTGAATAATATCTGAAGGAGTTGTTGCCCAATTATTTTTTTGGTTTCCAAAAATAGTACTACTACCTGGGTCTAATTTCCATTGGTAAAATGGAACTAATTGTGACTTAACACCATAAGCAAATGGGAAATAACCATTGTTGTTTGTTCCTCTAAAATCAATTCTACCAGGAGTTAAATAATCTTTAGTTTGAAGGTCTTGAGTTGTAGAAGAGTACCATACCGCCATAATTGGGTCCTCGCTTGTACCTAATATTGTTGTAGGGTTTATTGCTCCAGGTCTTATTTCATAATATTCAGGTGAAAAATTAACATTACCTATTTCAGAATTAATCGACATTAATTGAGCTAAATCACCATCAATTCTTTTTGATGGCCTGCTAAATAATTGGTCAATAGAATTATCTCCTAATGGAATAATATTCGCTAAAAACCCTTCGTCTGTAATTCTAGAAATAACAAATAAATTAACTAAATCTGAAGTATCTCCATAACTAGTTGAGTCAATATTTGGCATTATGTATCCTTTGGTTGATGGGTCAAAAGTTATTTCAGAATAGAAATAATCTTTCATACCTAAATTAACAATTGTCGTTGGGTATAATAAATTTAAATCATTAACTCCTCCAGGATTCCCAGTTCTTTTACCAACAAATTTATTTGATGAATCATTCCATGGACTACTTCTATAGTAGAAATTATTACTATCCATATTAAAGTACGCAACATCATCTGCAAAATCAGGATATTCAGGTTTGTTCTTACTATCGTAGTATGTATTAACTTGTAACGGGAATGCATATAACGAACCATTAATCCAATTGTTCATAAATGATTGAGATAAAACTCCTCGACATAATCCATAAAAGAACCTAAATCTAAAACCCCATTCTCCAAAATTTCCAAGGTCTTTAAATAAGTCCTTTAAAGGTCTTCTCATAAACATATAACAACCCCCTTCAACAGCATCCGCGGTTGTACATTGTTGATTAATAGTAAAGTTGTCTCCAAATCCTTGGTAACAATCTAACCCTACCATACTTTCACAATTAAAGCTTTCTAAAACTTTAATTGAATTTGGTAATCCTTCTAAATCGGGTGTTACTGTTTGAGCCCCTGTTGAGAATGCGTTAGACGTAATATCTTCCGAGTCAGTATTAATTAAATAAATGCTGAAATTATTATTTTGCTGTAATAATGCAGGATTATATGTAAATGAAGAGCCATCTAATCCGTCAGATGACGGTAGTCTATCAGTTCTTAAAACATTTAATGTGTCATTATTGATTAACATTAATGGGTTATTACTAAAAAATGTTTTTGTACTATAAAAATAGTTGAAAACTATATCGTAATTACTACTAATAAAACTACTTGAAGGGATAGTACACTTCATAATTGCACCTCCAGACAAATCTTCACTATTATCATACTTAATACTTGACGCATTTATATAATAAAACCCATTAGCAGATATTGATATAAGTTTTCGTGGAGACGAACCGCTTAATGTTGAACCTATTGGTAATGGACTTGTACTTGCATCTAATGAACCATAATATGCGGTATTTGTGGTGGTAAATCCTGTAAAAGATTGACCCGCAACTGCTGACGTTGTTGTGCCAGGTTTAAAAAAATACGACTGATAGAACATATCAGTTTGATTATACGATTGTACTGATATTGATGAGCTTGTAAGTTTTTGTATTGGTATATTAACTCTTGTTGACGCAGTTACCGTCCAATTTGTGTCAAATTCAGTTGTTCCAAATAAAGTACCTAAAGAATATTCGTTAACGTATTTTGGAGAATACGGGTCAACACCTCTTTGTAAAACTAAAATATATTGTTGATTTGCATCAGCAAAGTAGTTGAAAGCATTGAAACTGATTGGCGCTCCGTCAACATACCAAAGCCCACCAACAAATGGTTTCCATGGAATAGATACCATAGGAGTATTAAGAACGTTACCAAAAGATTGTGTTGTACCTGTATTCCATATTTTAGCGGCATCGGAAACTGTAATTGCGGTAATTACTTGGTAGTATTCCACATCTGCAGGAAATCTATAGTTAGTTTCTTCAGAACCGTAAGGTAAGTTATACCTAACAGGTGTTACTACGTTTGATAACTGTGTTGTCGCGTACGATACGTCAATAGTTGTTGCTCCACTACCGTTATAAGTTTCACCACTAATACCTGTAATAATACCATTAGCGGTTAATGCACTATAAAGGTAGTTAGTATCTGTGGTTCCCGTTAAATCAACAAAAGTTAACAAATCTCCAGCAGCAAATTGTTCTTGGCATAATACCGTTATGGTATTATCATAATGATATTTTCCTGCGTTTGAATCTTTTGCAAATGTTACTTTAATTTTATTTATATTTGAAAAATAACTATCTCTTTGATTAAAGATATTAATTCTTTCTCCAATAGGTAAGTCAAATGAGTTAACAAATCTAGGCCCTCCACTTGGAATATCTAGTTGTTGTGAAAAAGGTAATTTATATCTTGATGTATCAGCAATAACTGAAGTTAATGCAAGACCTGCAAATGACTGACTAAATAAAGTTGACCAAGTGTCTCCATTATCAGTATCTCCTGAAAAATAACTTGATGCCAATCCGTCATAATAACTATCAGGTGATGAAACATAACTCAATACTCCAGAACCAGTGTTGCTTTGTCCCGCATTTCTTGACGTTTTCAAATCCTGAGCACACTCACAAGCTTGACAATCAGGGTAAGTAATCATTGGTAATCTAATTGTATAATCTTTTTTATCACAACTAATACCTAACGAACGACAAATCCATCTAAATAGGTATACTTTAATAATTGGTATTCTTATACCGCAAATCCAACAAAGAGCTTGTATTACTAAGTTATAAAGATATATTAAAATATGTGCAATTGTTAATACAATTAAGGCAACAGGTTGTATTACAGTAAAGATTATTGAGAATAGGAAAAATAAAAAGTCAAAATTTCTAAACCCATCATTAACGGGAAATTTATTAACTGAATCTTCACAATCTTGGCTATCAATTTCTTTAATACCAATAAATTTACCAGGAGCAGGACCAAATATTCCTCCACCTTTTTTATATTGGTCAATTAATGAAGATACCGTATAAACTCTATTATATTGAAACTCATAAAAAGTATCCTCACAATCAATTATTTCGTTAAGTCTGTTAATTCTATTTTGTCCTGTAAAACCATTAGTATACCCACTCCAAGCCAGTCCAAAATAATAAGAACTTTGTTGTTGTTTACCTCTTGCGGTTGTAGGGAATGAGTATGTTGTCGGGTCTGAACCTGGTGTTGTCCATCCATACTCTTTAACATTTGGAACTAAATAATATGCTCGTCTTGTTTGTAACGTTAAATCATTTGGTTGTGTCCACTTAACTTTAAAACGGTATTTCCCTTTTGTTGGTATACCAATAGTTGGGTCATTAGATAAAACTTTTTCACCAAATTCATTAGTTATAAAATAATCTAAGTTCATTGGTAACTCTATTAACCATGTTCCATTTCCATCAATAACATTACCCGATTGTTCTAAGTCATATTGTTCTAATACAGGATTGCCATCACTATCTTGTTGTATGGTTTGTCTTAATGCTAATATTTGACCAGGAGCGGTAGTTAACCCACATAAGTTACCCATATCATCTCTTGGTCTACCATTCGCTCTTAATCGATAACTATCGGGAGCCGAAAACATCGACCCCATAAAAACTGACGTAGGTTGTATATCTACATTAGCGTCGTCTCTTAAGTCAAAGTCAACTCTGTTTACTGCAATTTGGCAAATGGTTGGGTCTCCCCATAATGGAGAAATTTCGGCTTGTTTAGTTAAACTAATAATTTGAGGTAATGAAGTTAAATCAGTTGATGACCTAAATTTACTACCCGCAACTTGAGCTTCTGTCGCAAGTCCCATTCTAATCAAGTCTTGAGGTGTTAGAGAAAAATCCCCAATATCTGATAGGTCAACATCCATCACTATAGTTTGTTCCCCTAACGGAACTCCCATAATCATGTAGTCACCACTTTCATTAGTTTTGGCTGTGAACTTATAGTAAGTATCGTAAATTTCAACTGCTGTTAACCCTGTTAAGGCATCCAATCTTGTTGGAAGGGTTCCTGTCGCTGCGTGTTTTGAATAAGATTTTTCGTAAGGTAATAAATTGTATCTGTAACCATCATCATTTTTATCTGTTGGTGATTTGTATGGATAGATGCTAGAAATGATAGGGTTCGATTCATCTACTGTCTTAATTGGGATGAATACAGATACTCTGGCGTTAGGAATACCAAATCCATTATTTGCCGTAATCCTACCAACTAATACACCATACTCCGAACAACTTCTTGTATAGATGTTGGATTGCTGTATTTTTAACGATAAGATTTCTAAAAACTCAAATTCTTGGTCTATTTGAACATTAATAGTTTTATTAACACCAAGTTCGGTTTTAATACGATATGATTCAGCCATGTATTACCTTTAATTTATAAATAGTTTATGTGTTATTTTTAAAGTACTAACACACTCTATTAAATTATAAACTAAACGATTTGAGAATAAACCTATTACGAGAAGGTAACTGATTGGAAGTTCTTAACTGAAACGGTGATATCTTTATTTGGATAACGAATTTGGTAAACCTGTGATGGTTGTGCAAATATTGTATCGTCAACAGGTGCAATTTCTTTTGTTTCAGGATTTGAATATTGCATTGAAGTTTCAGCAGATGAATATTGTCCACCAACATTATTATAAACGTTAAGTCCCGCAACAGTTAATACACCATTTTGATTTTGAACAATACTTCTAATCTCAGATAGATAAACATTTTGTCCAAGTTGTCTTACTTGTGGGTTAAAATATGCCGAAACTTTATCAACAACATCTGATATAATTTGACCAGAATTTTGAGCAGAATCTAAAACAATCTGAATATCAATACTAAGGTCAATAACCTCAGCCGTTAAGATTGAAATGTAATCGTTTATCATTCTATAGTTAGATAAGTATGTTGCAACGTTCTGTCTTAAAGTGTCAGACACAATGTTTGTTAACTTACCCGAAGTATCATAAGATAATAATTGGATTAAAATTTTGTTGTTGTTTTCAGTGATGGAAACCTTTGCAGGTGCCCCAAACTCTGATGGCATGTTTCTAATGATTGCCTCATAATCTTGTACAGTAACCGCTCTTTTTTGAGCTGCGAAATTAAACGAAACATAGTTTCTAATTTCTTCTAATGAAGGTAATCCCGCCCCACCAATAGCGGCAGTCACGTTATTACATCTTAATGAGTTAACAACGGCCGAGTTAGTTAATTCTGAAGGACCGTTAACGTAGAATGAAACAGTACCAATTTGGTTAATAACGTTTGTACCTAAATTTGTCGCTAAACCTCCCCCAACTCTATATTGAACAAATAATGTTGAATTAGGAGTTAATGCTGAACCTAACGAAAAGTTGTTAGAGTATCTTTGTAGGTCTAATGTTGTTCCTAAAGTTGTAAATTGATTTAACGCATCTTGAGCGGTATTAGTACCGCCACCAAAAGTTAATTTTTTAAATCCTTCAGGAGTATACTCACTAATAAATCTATTTTGTGTTTGGATATATCTTCCAACTTTAATACCTGGCTGGTCTGAAACTTTTGTAGGGTCTTCAACAAATACTCTATCTTCAGCTAATGCATCTACTTGGTACCATTTGTTTGGTACCCCTAAAAATTCTGCCGCGGTTGGTAAGTTGGTATATTCTGTTCCGTCTTTCAACAAAACACTTGTAATACCTAACACATTCTTTTCAGGTAAAAATAACTCAAAGAAAGGTTTAACATCGTTTGGTCCAATAACTCTCTTGAATACTTTAGTTATACCATTAACAACAAGTTCTCTTTTTGTAATCGTATAGTTAATTAAAACGTTATTAGCGTTGAAGTTAGGTATCTTTAATCTATTTGGAAATCCTTGGGCGTTATATGGTGACGTAAAATCAATATCATAAATGTTTTCAAAAACAATTCCAGCACCTGTTACTTGGGACCCTCTTGTTAGGGTTCCTAAGTATCTTTCGTCTTCTTTGTCTCCAAAAGCTGGTACTGTGATTGAAAAATCAACTAAAGCAACTGAAGGTCTTTGACCTGGCAATTTTAAACCATAAGTTCTTGCAATGTTATAAATTGAAGACCTTTGTTGAGCGTATTGAAGGACCGTCTCTTGAATACTTCTATCAATGTGATAGTGTAAGTTATCTGCAACCGCAGCATTTAAATCTAAGAATACTGAGAATACGGAAGCATCATTAAAATCCTGTATTAGTTCAGGGTAATATGTTCTTACATAATTTAATAACTCAGTTCTTATTCCTTGATAGTCTCTGGTTGTGTATGATATTTTACGATTTGCCATTTATATTAAATATTGATAATAACAAAATCACTCTGCGAATAAGTGTTTTTATCTGTTGAGTAGTCTATTTTAACCTTTGCTGTGTAATCCGAAGTTCCTTTTCCTGGAAATCTATATATTGGAGATTCACTTGTTCCCGCTAAATTTTGACCTGTTGCAATGTCAACTTCCTCTTGTGGGTCAGCAGGAGTGATTGTTATATTATTCAACAATAGATTAGGCATAAAAGTTCCTACCGCATCTCTTATGTCAGATTCGATTGCGTCGAATGTAAGTCCGTCAAACGGTTCAAATACAAATTCGTATAATCTTGTTCCAAAAGTAGGTAGAAAATATCTTGAACCCTTTCTTGTTAACAAAAGATGAATCAAATCCGCTTTAATTTCCTGTGCCTCAAATTGAGTAAGTTGCAAATAATCTCCCCTACTAGAATCTCTAAAAGGAAAATTAATACCATATGTTGTACCTTCAGCCATAACTATAAATATAATGTCCTGATTTTTCCTTATAAATAGATTAAAATAAATAATCCCGATGTTAGTCGGGATTATTTATTGTATTAAGATGAACAACCGAAACACTCGATTTCGATTCCTTCTGGTTTTGGTGGTAAGTTCATATCACTATAATCCACTTTAGGAACCTCAACCATAGGTTTTGATTTCTGTATTTTTGATACATCAACCGCTAAGTGTTTAGCTCCTGTTGAAATTGCTTTAGTTCTAACATAGTAACATAAAGTCTTTAATCCTTTCTCCCATGAGTGGAAGTGTGATGAAGTAATTTTAGACAATGTTGGATTACTCATATAAATGTTCATTGATTGTGATTGGTCAATAAACGGAGCTCTGTCCGCCGCCATGTCAATCAATTCTCTTTGAGAGATTTCCCAAATTGTTTTATATTTTGGAATCAAGTGTTCAATTCTCTTAACTTTTTTATTGTAGTTTCTGTCTTCAGGGTCAAGGTATTGGTTAAAGTTAATGTTTTGGATAGAACCTTCATTCATGATTATTTCGTTTTTCAAGTCTTCACACCATACCCCAATTTTCTCGAAGTCGTTAATTAAGTACTTGTTTACAATCATGATTTCACCTCCAACAACTCTTCTGTTAAATAATGCAGAGTGAGCTGGTTCTGTCATTTCAAATGAACCTGTGATTTTAGCTGAAGATGCAACTGGCATCTGAGCCGTAAATAAAGAGTTACACACTCCGTATTCTTTAACGTCTTTTTTCAAGGTCTCCCAATCTAAAAATAATTCAGATTCGTTTAATCCCCACATATCAAATTGGAATACTCCTTTTGACATTGGTGACCCTTTAAAGAATTTGTATGGTTCTCTAACACCTCTCTTACACAAGTCATTACTTTCAGTAATAGCCGCGAAGTAGATAGCTTCGAATATGTTTTTATTTAAAACTTTAGCCTCTTCAGATGTGAAGATGTAATCCATCAAATAGAATACGTCAGCAAGTCCTTGAGTTCCGATAGCAATCGCTCTTTGTTCAAGTCCTCCTTTTAAACCTTTTTCAGTTGAGTAGTTATTCTTGTCGATTACATTGTTCAACGCTCTTACCGCTCTTCTAACTTCTTCAATCAATAACTTATAATCAAACTTACCATCAACGATAAAATTTTTCAATACGATAGAAGATAACGTACAGATTGCAGTTGTCTCTTCATCAGTGTATTGGTAAATCTCGTTACACAAGTTTGATTGTTTAATCACACCGATATTTTGGTGGTTAGTTTTCTTGTTAGCACTATCTTTAGCACATAAATAAGGAACACCAGTCTCAACTTGAGATTCAATAATTTTAGACCAAATGTCTTGCGCCTTCACTTTTCTACCAATACCAACGTTAATCGCCTTTTGATAGTTTTCTTCGTATTCATCACCATAACATTCTTGTAATGGTTTGATACCCGCTTTAATAATTTCATTAGGACAGAATAAGTACCAATCTTCATTGTTCTTAACCGCTCTCATAAAGTTATCAGGAATCCATAATGCGGTGAATAAATCTCTCGCTCTCAATTCCTCAGCACCTGTGTTCTTTTTAATTTCTAACAAGTCCATGATATCTCTGTGCCATGGTTCTAAATAGATAGCCGCACTTCCAGGTCTTCTTCCTTGTTGGTTAAAGAATCTTAATGACTCGTTAACAATTTTTAAGTATTTCAACAATCCACCTGCAAATCCACCTGATGATTTAATACGACTTTCTTTACTACGGATGTTAGACATTGATAGTCCAATTCCCGCAGCGTCTGAAGAATACGTTGAGATATCATTCAAGGTTTTCAATAGACCTTCTCTCGAGTCAGAGTTGTTGTAATGTAACACACAAGAAGCTAATTGAGGTACTCTTGTACCCGCATTAATCATAATAGGTGTTGCCTTTGATATACGTTGGTTTGATAATGAATTGTAATATTCCACAGCTTCTTCATACGTGTTAGTTACCCATAGAGCAACTCTCATGTACATGTGTTGAGGTCTTTCAACAACTTTACCTTCAGGTGTTTTTAACAAGTACATTTCTTGTAATGACCTCCAAGCAAAATAATCAAAGTTATAATCATTTTCATGATTAATAACCTCATCAATTTTACTCGGACCGTATTTTTCAATAATTGACATTAGTTCATCATGTACAATACCATCAACGTGTAACGTGTGCATTGTATTTGAAAAACTTGAGTCAGTTTCTTTGTGATAAGAAGAAATCGCAACTGAAGATGCAAGTCTTGAATAATCGTGGTGACTACCTGTGTAAGCAGCCGCGATTTCATATACAAGTTTGTCTAACTCTTTAGTTGTTATAACACCTTCTGTAGGTACAGAAGTAATAACTTTAATAAAAATTTCGTCTGAATTTACAGTTAAACCTTTAGAAGCTCTTTTAATTCTGCTATATATTTTTTGTGGATTAAAGGACGCGTCTTCCCCGCCCCTTTTTTTAATTTTTAGTGACATCATAATTTTAAAAATAGTAAATTAGAAATCAGAATCAAATGATAATGTTTCGTTTAGTTTCGCTTTTTGGTATTCCATCGTTCTTGATTCAAAGAAGTTACCCTTTGTTTCAACAGCGATTTGTTCCATAAACTTAAATGGTTGTTCAACGTTAAACTCTTTTTTACAACCAAATTTAACTAATAACCCATCGGTTACGAATTCAAGATATTGTTTCATTAAGTTTGAATTCATTCCGATAAGTGAAACAGGTAAAGATTCTGTGATGAATTCTTTCTCAATTTCAAGTGCAGATAGTAAGATTTCTTTAATTCTCTTCTCTGATGGTTTGTTCTCTAAGTGATTGTTAACTAAATGAATAGCAAAATCACAGTGTAGGTTTTCATCTTTAAAGATTAAAGAATTGGCATTACATAACCCTTGCATGATTCCTCTTGATTTCAACCAAAAGATTGAACAGAATGAACCTGAGAAGAAGATACCTTCAACCGCTGCGAACGCAACTAATCTCTCTTGGAAAGAAGCATTTTCAATCCAATCAAGAGCCCATTTGGCTTTCTTTTGAACCGCAGGTAAGTTATCTAATGCTGTGAAGCATAGTTGTTTTTCTTTCTCGTCTGAGATATATGTGTCGATTAATAGAGAATACATTAAACTATGTATATTCTCCATCATCAGTTGGAACCCGTAGAAGAATTTCGCCTCAGGATATTGTACTTCCTTTAAGAAATTCTCAGCAAGATTTTCATTAACAATACCATCTGAAGCCGCGAAGAACGATAAGATGTTCTTAACGAAGTATTGTTCGTTTTCAGTAAGATTATTCCAATCTCTAATGTCATTACTTAAATCAACTTCTTCTGCCGTCCAAAACGCCGCTTGATGTTGTTTATAATATTCCCAAATGTCATCGTGTTGAATAGGAAAGATGACGAATCTATTAGGATTCTCTACTAAAATTTTTTCCATAATTGTTTTTTTGTTTTGTATTAAGATTGTTGTTTTTGTTCTTCTTTTTGTTTTCGTTTCTCCATCAACTCTTTAACCCTATCTCTCTTTCTCTCCTCTTGTTGTTCTTCGAAACCTAAGAACGTTACCGAACTCTCGGTATCAATTTCAAGTAACTCATTGTTAAATTTACAGTTCTCAAATACCACCCCATCTTTACCTAAACGTGATTTAGTAATGGCGATAGTTGCAAGGTTCATTTCTTTCTGTTGAAGTGTCTTAGCTAGAGAGATGATTACGTGACCAACCTGAGCCTTTTTAATCGAACCACCCATTTGGTCGGTCGTTACAACTTCAGCTGAAATAGAAGACCTATTACCCTGTGTAGCGGTCCATCCAACTAAGTCTAGCTCGTGACACATTGCTTCGAAACCTCTCATTACAGAACCTTCCGCCTTCCACTCATCTTTACTTGATGATTCAGGAAGTACACAGTCGATATAATCTAACATAACCAAATCAATTTTGTTTCCATCGGCAATCATTTTTCTTACCTGATTCTTAATTTGATTCATAGTCATAGTATCTGAAGCTAATTTCTTAAGAACTAACTTGTTTGGCATACTCTCTTGGATTTCTGTAACTTTACTCATCACTTCTTCTTTGTTTTTAACCAAGTTATCGGGTTCAATACCCGTCCAAAGTGTGAAGTGTTTTCTTTGAATAATCTTTGGGTTATCCTCGAAAAATACTTGGAGGACATTGTACCCCAAGTTAAATGCAGTGTTCGCAATTTTGGTTAAGATAGTTGTCTTACCCACCCCTGTTGGAGCAAGGATAACACCAATCTCACCTTTAGCTAAACCACCCTTAAGTAGTCTATCAATACCAGGTATCCCCATTGGGATTGGATGTCTGTAATCTTCGTCTAATACTGTATCTAAGTTAGCGAAGATATCCGTCTGTCCTTTGTCGATTTCACCAACTTGTAATGCGTTTCTTACTAACCCTTCAACTTTGTCGTAAGACTCGAAGTCACCTTCTGTAATGATTTTCTGAGCTTTGTCCATCGCCTTCTGAAGTTCTTGTTGTTTACAGAACTTTAAAGCTTTCTCCTGAACGAATACTGTACCTTCAAAAGGAGCATCTTTTACCTGTTTCAAAGTATCTAATACTACTTTTGCCACTATTTCCTGTGAAATTTCTGACTTAACAATTTGGTCAAGAGTTTCGAAATTAGGTGTTGATTCATACTTTACATAGTATTCTTTTATCATCTGCAAGATGATTTTGAAGTACTTGTTGTCAAAGTACGATGACTCAATCACGTCCATAATAGACGATGAGAAGTCCTTATCAACTACTATTTGATTTAGTAATTGAATCTGAAATGTGTTACCTAAATAATCGAAATTTTTGTTCATATATTAATTTAAAATTGTCCCTTGTATTATTAAATACCTACTTACTTAGGTCAAATTCCAAATATTCGTAAGTTAATTTGTTGTTTGAAAAAATGTCAGTTAACTCACGAAGGACCTCTTTTAAAAATGGTCGTACGTCCACCGTATAACGAACTTTTGGCGGATAAAATTTTCCATCAAAAACTCTATGACAAATTGTCGTGTCTCCAACTTTAACATAAATGTTAAAAACTTCAGGTCCTTCTGTGTAAGATGTATTCATAATTGATGGGTCATGCGCAATTGCGTCTTTGTTGTCCATCATGTAAATTACAGTTTTCATTTTTAAGGCGTATTGTAATTCATCTTTCAAACTTAGAATGAAGTCATACAACTCAGTTGAGTTTTTTGCCTTTGGATTATACCCTCTAACGTTGAAGAATCTTTGAACTACAATGTTGTCATTCAATGTCAAAAGGAATTCCATTTTTGTGCTGTCTTGCTCTCTCATGCGATTTAATTTTTGTTTGTGTTTCGTTTTTCTTTTCTTGTTAATTTCATAAATGGTCTTAGGAAGTTTACCCAAGCCTCATCGTTTTTTGGAAGATATTTGAAGAGACCGTCTTCCATCATAAGTCTCATTAAGTTTTTATATCCTCTATCTGTGGGGTCAATTGTGTCTGTCTGTATTTGTTCGACTAACTCTTTACCTTCATCGGTAATAAGTGGATTCCCAAGGTCTACAATCTTTATGTTTGTGTTGTAGAACTCCTCACCAAGTATACCATTTTTTGTCTTACCAGTCAAAATATTCTCAAGCGCTTTTGGTTTTTTCTTTTGCTCGTTATTTCGTGCAATATTGAGCAATTCGTTCATAGTACAAGGCATTTCCTGCAAAACAGGGAAGAATTTTAATAAAGTTTTTTCCCCTAATCCTTCAATACCATCGATATTGTCGGACTTGTCTCCTGTGAAAACTTTGGTAAGTAAAACGTTGTAATGTGGTATCTCAACTTTGTTGATTGTTATCATATCCCCATTCTTAAAGTATTGTTTTGAGATTGGAGAATATATGGTAACTCTTTCAGATATGAGTTGAGTTAAGTCTTTGTCCGCTGAGAAGATTATTATGTCCTCATCCTTTGCGACTTTACAGTAGTGAGCAATTAAATCATCAGCCTCGTTGTTAATCATCTCAACTTGGCGTACGAATATCTCCTCGAGGTATTGTTTAACTCGAGATTTTTGTTGGAGGTATGACTCGTACTTGTACTCGTTCATATCCTGCCTTCTATTCGCCTTATATTGGGGGTATATAGATTTCCTAATTGATGAGTTCGAATCACCGTCCCAAAAGACCACAACCTTATCCAAGTTGTGTTCTTCTAGAAACCGTCTTAAGATGTTGATGAAGTGATAGAGACCTCCTAAGTGGTCTCCATTATCATACATCTCTCTAACTCCGTGAAATCCTATCTTAAACAGATTGTCTCCGTCTACTAATAATGTCTTAATCACTGGTGTGATTTAAAGGGTGAAACAATAATACTAATCTTCTTTTTCTTCTTTCAAATCGAAGTCACCATCAGTTCCGATGATGTCCTTCCAATAGTCCGCGTGTTCTTTCTTGTAGTTTTCGATTGAGACTTTTTCTTCAGCCGCCTCTTTACCCGCCAAGAATCCGTGTGGTGTTACAATAATCTTCCCGTCTTCATAACCTAAACCATTGATGTGGTTCTTCATTACAGAGACTTTTGTTCTGATTGCAAACTTAACACTTCTTTTGTCTTTTGTTGCGGTAATCTTGTTAGTTCCCGCACCTTTTTGGTTTCCGAATAAGAACACCAATGATGAGTTCAACCAAATGGCTTCACCACCCTTAGCTTTAATCTTCGGTTGTCCGAATGGATTGTCAGGTAATTCAACCCATGGTTGGTTAACAATAACCAATGTGTTTTCGTATTTAGAATCCGCTTTACGAGACCCTGAAATTCTTTGGTTAATACCCATACCAATCTTATCGGCTAACGTACTTGCATTGTGTTGTTTACCACCTTTACCTTCAAAGGTCATCTTACATGGTACAGAACCAACTGAGTCCCATAAGAACAACAAACTGTAGTCAAGGTTACCTTTCTCTTGTTCGTCTAATAACGAGTTGATATAGTCGGTAATTTGTTCGATGTAATCAAAGTTGTTATTGAAGATGTAGAAACCATCCCAATCTAACTCACCTGTTGATTCATCAACTACCTCTTCACAATCAAACCCCATCAATTTGGCGTGTTCGAATGACCATTTTTGTTCTGTGATGATAAACACAGGAAGGATACCCTTCTTTTGAGCATCAACCGCTGTCTTTACAAGAGCAGTTGTCTTACCTGTATCTGAGTGACCAAGTAACATATTCAAGTGTCCAATAGCAGGACCTGGCAAACCTACAGCATCCAAGAAGTCAGGACCTAAGTCAAAAAACCTCTGTGGTTTATATTTTGCGGAAGTTGAGAATTTGTCCTTGATGGACTTGAAATCATTTTTCTTAATTGCCATTTTCTATTCTTTTAATGCTTGGTAATTTATTCTGTTTTAGTCCTTTATAAAATGTTTCGTCTTGTTCATACAAAACTCCAATTTCTTCTTCATGGAAAGTCACTAATCTAAGATGAGTTTCTCCTCTCTCATCCTCTTCTTTCAACATACCAAACAAAATAGTATCACCGATTTGTTTACCTCTACCTGAGAAGTAATTTTTATCTTTAAGTTGACTTAGGAATTCATAAGACAATGTTTTATTGTCTCTTAACTGTAAGTCAATTTCTTCTTTAAACGTCATGTGAAAAAAAATTAAAGGGTGGGAAGTTCCCACCCCTTGTTATAAATTAGAACGGTAAATCTCCGTCTGGTTCGTCATTTGCTTGTGGGTCTACTACTACAGCTGTACTAGCTTTAGATGTTCCACCACCGAAAGACTCGGTAGACACTGAATTACTTTCGTAAACATATCCACCCTTTTCACTATCCCATTTTGGTGTTTCACCACGAGCGATAGCTTCAAGATAGTCAACAGGTTTTTTAGAATAAACGTCTAACCAAGTTAACTCGTCATTAACCCAAGCACTTGCTTGTGCAGCATCTGTGTGAACAGGAGTTGGGTCGTCGTACATAATTGTAGATACAGTTGTGTACTCCTTACCTTTTGGAGTTTTTGCCTTAGATAACTCAATGATTAAATCACGACCTTTTTCAGCGTCAGTGATATCACCTTTGTTTCTCCAAATTGGGATGATTTTATCTAAGATACCATCATTCTTGTAATTGTGTTTAAATCTCCAAAATTTCGGACCGTCTTCTTCGTGGTCTCTGTCGATAACCTTAACGATATAAAATTTACGAGAACGGTATTGAGCAGCTAACAATTTGTCAGACTCTTTACCTGTAGCAATCAACTCTTCATAAACCTCGTTTAAAGGTGAACGCTCATTGTCATTCTTACCTGGGTCGTAGAATTTTTGCCATTGACCACCTACTTGGATTTCGTGGTACCATGCCTCTTTGAATGGTGAGGAACCATCTGTGGTAGGAAGGATTCTTACTCTTCTCTGACCTGACTTCTCTTTATCCCCAAGGATTAAAGCGAAATACTTTTTCATTCTTTCGTCTTGCGACATCTTGCTTTGGGCCCCGCCCGATGAACTTTGTGATTTTTCGTAC